AATGCAATATATCTTCTTTACGAATTGCTAACTCAAAATCTTTAACATCATAATAAATATCTCCATCATGATTAATTACTTTAACGTGCTCCGTTTTAATAGGTATTAATCCAACTGGTCTAGCTGAACTATCTCTCTCAATATAAAAATAACTATTTCCCTCTAGTAATAAGTTATTCATTAACACATCTAAAAATGTGTAAGTAGTCATGAAGTCATTAGGCTTTCTAGTCAATAGTCTATTAACTGGATGTGAAACTTCTTCTATTTTATCTCCGTCTGTTTCAACTCGATAAACTCTAACTGGTAAAGATGCTATTGATTCTGATATAATTCTAACACAAGCAAATACTGCTGAAAATGTCATTGAAGATTCAGTAGTAACAGCAGTTTTATTAGCAGCTCCTCCGAATGAAAAGTTGCCTTTTAAAAAATTATTGTTTCTTTTTTCAGTACGAAAAAAATCTAATAAGCCCATAAAGAAGATGTAATTACACTACAAAGATAGGGAAATATAATTCTCAATAAAAACTATACTTTTTTTTAAAAATTTTTTTTATAGTGTTAATAACTTTAAAAGAAAAAATTATATCCAAACTATACCTCTATCATCATAACTTGAATCTTCTGTATCGTCATTCATATAAGAGCCTATTGCCATAACTAAAGAAACCATCCCATCTATTTTCTCTGTTGCTTTGCTCTTATCAAATTTAATGTTTCCAGCCGGATCAGACTTTACTGCTACATTACTAGCCATCCATCTTAACACTTTATTACCTCCATGATTTAACTGCTTTCCTAATATTAATTTTTCTAGTTCTTTTGTTGGAGCAGATAGACTCGCGAAACCCTGACCAAATGGAATCATAGGTAAACCATCATTAACTAAATCAATTACTAACTGACTACTATTCCATCTATCATAAGCTATCTCTTTAATGTTTACAATTTCAGCAACTTCTTTAATTCGTTTTTTAATGTAATTGTAATCCGTTACATCTCCCTCTGTTAGTTCTATTAAATCTTCTTTACTCCATCCAATGTAATCAACTTGGTCTCTTCTACTTCTTACAAATGCAGTATCTTTAGGAGCAAAGAAATATGGAATAATTGTAAATCTATCATCTTCTGGAATGATTAAAACAAATGCAGAAATATCTCTAACGCTAGCTAAATCTAAACCAGCGTAAGCAGTCATCCCTCTGTAATCTTCTAATCTTACTGGAGCTTTATCACATTCCATCCATTGTTGATCCGACAACCATTTACTTGCTGAACTCATCCATTGATTTAAATGTAACATTCGAAATGTATTCTCATAGCTAGGAAGTTTAATAGCTTTCTCTTGCTCTCTTTTTAGATAGTCTAATTTTACTACTCCACTATCTAATCCTGGATTAGCTAATCTTAAAGCATCTTCACTTGTCCAGTCTATATCTATTGGACAGTCATATTTAATATAATAAAATGATTCATCTTTAATAATCCCCTCTGAAACTTTACGACCATAATCTTCTGTTTTATAACAAACAGATTCTCTATTGTATCCAGCAGTAGTTATTGCTATTGTTAATGGCTGCCGTCTTGATCCTACACTTGTAGTTAAAGCATCCCATAAACTAGAATCTTTTTGGACAAAGAACTCATCCATACAAATAAAACTAGCATTATATCCGTACTTACTAGAAGCTTCACTACTCAAAGCTTTAAAACTACTATTGCTTTTTTCATGTATAATTGAATTCTTAAATACTTGTAAATTATTATCTAGTTGTTTATCAGCTCTTACCATTCCTGAAGCGACCTCGAATATTATATTGGCTTGACTTCTATCTCCAGCAGCGACATAACATTCAGCACTTGGCTCTCCATCTGCTAGTAACATATATAAAGCAATAGCACTAATTAACGTACTCTTTCCATTCTTTCTTGGTAGACATATATAAGCAGTTCTAAATCTTCTTAATTCAGTTGTTCTATATTTCCAACCAAATAAATCTCTAACAATCTTTTTTTGGAATGGCTCGAGCTTAAAATTAGTTCCTCCTTTTTCTCCTTTTAAATGTCTAATATGATTCTCAATAAAATAGACTACTCTATCAGCAGCTTTATCATCAAAGTAAAAAGTATTATCGCTTTTAATATCCATTAATCAAAGAAGTTAAAATCATCTGTTCTTTCCTCCTCTTGTTCTGGCATTGATAAACTTGCTCGACTGCTTGGAGTAAATCCAAATTGAGTAGCTAATTTAATTGCTGATTGAAGAGCATTCTGCATTACTTTATATTTAGGATTAAGTTTAGTCATTCTTAATCTTCCATCCTTATCAACCGTTTGCTCTGTAAAGTTACCTCCTAGCTCTGCTGATATACTTCTGTAAATCCCTATCTCATTACAATAAGCAGCCAAGATTGATAAGTCTGTTAAATGTAACATCTTAATCTTAACTAGTTCATTTGTTACAATATTCCATTCATCAGCACCCTCTTGATTCAAAAAGAAAGGAGCATCTGGCATTGAAACAACTGCCGTTGTCTCCATCTCGTTTCCCACTAGCCGAGACTTTTCTATCGTACCTTTCAGCTCCTTAATTTTTGTTGGTATTTTTTTCCTCCCTTTCATTTTGTTTTTTTGGTCAAGCCCAAACTACTATAATATTTGTATCCATAAACTTAAACTAGTTTTAGTTTAGATAATTCCCTCACGAATTAGGTTTAATTTTGCGTAGAAAATATCGAAACCACCCCATCCGGTGTACAAGAGTACCCTTTAAACTTTTTATATGCCCCCCTTATTAGTATTATCTATATATTCATTAGTAATAGAGATACATTCCTCTTGTAAGTCTGTAATCTGTTTTAATTGTAATTCATTCCTCAACTCTAAACCAGTAATTAAAAGATTAAATTTATTTATTATAGATTGCTGATCCTTTATTAGTTTATTCTGCTTTTCAATTATGTTATAAGCTGACTCTACTAATGTTTTTACTTCTTTCATTTTTCTTTATTATTTATTTTATCTAATTCAAACTCCAGATGATTAATAGCTTTCTGGATGCAGTCATAACTTGTATCATGTTTTTTATCTGCTCTTAATAGATAAGCAACTGCCGATCCTATATTATAACTTAAATTGTAATCTTCTATAATCTTTCTACATTCATAATGATATACTTCTCCAATATAATAATTAGGAATCTTTTTGTCTTTAAACTTGCTCATCTTCATTAGCATTAAAATCTTTAACTCTTTTTTTATATTCTTTATATCTTTTGTCCATTCTATAATCAAAGTAAAGGAATAGTAATATATATCCCATTAACATCATTAATAGTATTAGAATTATTGTTTTTATCATTTTTGTTTGCGTTTAGTTTTATTCCAGTTAGTCTTTTGATTGTGATGTGATAGACAAAGAGTTTGTAAATTATCTTGATTTAACATATCTCCTCCATCTTTTATCTCTATTATATGATCCACTATTAATTTTTCAATCGTTATCTTTCCCTCTTCTTTACACCATTTACAAAAAGGAAATTGTTGTATATGATACTTTCTTAAATTCCTCCATGCTCTACTATTATAAAAGTCTGCATTGATTGTTGTACTCTTATTACTTGACTTACTTTTACTTTTAGAGCTTGCTATCCATTTCTTTTTTTTTCCTTTAGGTAAGTTAGGCATTAGTTTAAAAATATATTATTCTCATCTTCATTAATACTTGGAATTGAATACTCTATCTTAACTATTGGAGGAATACCATTATCATTGATCCAACTATCTAAATTATCTACTAGAGTTTCTATTGCTCTCTCTTGAGCATCTTCCAGAAGTTCTGAATCATCTACTATAAGCTCAACGCTAACTGATGCTATTATCTTCATAATATTTATTATGTTCATTTATAAATCCTTTAATAAAATAATGAATAAATACTAATACCATTATTGGTAAAATACTAAATAGTATAATTAAAGAAAGTATAATATTAAATATGTTTTTTATAATCTTCAATATCTTTGTAAATTTTAACATCATATTTATTATTATTTTGACTTTGTTTGTTACTATAACAGATTTGATTCTCTGCCATTCCAAACATTAACTGGAAACCTATATCACTATTTATTATTTTAGGCATAACTAACTCTAAAGAGTCATCTTCTCTTCTTTCCCAAATCTCTTGATGTAGAGTAGGTTTATTCAAGACTAGATTTATATTTATTAATAATTCTCTCCATTTGCGACTCATACCAAATAGGGAAATCATAAGCTTGTTCTCCCTGTTCCCATACTCTATATAAAACTGCTCTTAATCTTTGGCTAGAAGTCTTTGTTTTACCTATTTCAAAGTCAGTAGTAAATTTTTCAACCTCTTCTTGTTCTGCTTTGCTTATGTCATCAGAAGATATTAAAACCATTCCTGGACATTTGCGTAAGCTAAAAACTCTCATCATTGTTTCATCTGGCATCTCTTGACAATGTAAATTAATACTTATCGTACCATCTGCTAATGTTGAAACCTTATTGATTCCAGCCTCTATAATTACTGTTTTCTTCATTGTTCGCTAATATATAAAATAAATTCTATTTCCAAATCTTGCTCTAAAAGACTTATTAAGATTGTATTGTTAATTAAGTTCTCTAATCTTTTTTTTGTATATTTCGATTGCCTCCTCATAATCTATTCTCGTTAATTTTGTTGTTATGTGCATTCTAGCCTCTAACTCATCTACTGTACCCTTACCCCATTTATTTTCTACTCCTCTAGCTGCTTTTATTTGATTGCCATTTAAAAATGTATTGCAGTAATTACATTGAGCATTAACATTTTTCTCATCAAATCTAATACTTAAATATCTTCTACTAAATAGATGTCCAGCATGAATTGATCCTCCAAATGCTGGAGCTTGTTTTCCACAACTAATACATTTACAATTTCCTTTATAATCAGAATCTCTTAATCTAATGTATTCGCTAAATATCTTATCAAGCTTTTTTTTAAGTTTGCTTATTGTAGCCATTTCCTATCTTTTTAACTTCTCTATTTTGGAGCTGCTTTCCCATTGTTTGCAGTCTTTTCTTGTATATGCTATATTCTTCTATTTGATTAGTTTGTCTTTTAAGTTGTTCTGACTTTTTAAAATCTCTAATAAATTTGTTCCAAGTTGGAACATTAATAAAGACTGGAGGATCAGTTTCTCTCAATCCTTTGTTTAAAGCATATTTAACCATCTCTAACTCCATTGTAGCATATTTAGTAGCTAAATCATCTACAAAGGTATTAGTTAATATAACAACCATTTCAGACTCTGGTTTTTGTCCTAATTGAATAAATAACTCTTGAAGTATATTATAACAATCGTTTTTTAATTGTTTTAAATCGTTTTTATATAAATACCAAATTTGTCTAGTTTTATCTTTCATAATAACTTCATTAGTTTGTTAATGTTATTGTCTAAACTATCAATAACTATATTAAATAAAAATGTGTTTTTTTTAGATTTTATTTTTTTCTTTGAAAACTTATGATTTTCAGATACGTTTTTATAGTGATAGCCTGGATATTTACTTCTAATTCTTTCTAATCTGTTCATTAGTTTTTTCTTTTAACTTTCATTACATCTTTAGCATAAGTAAAACCCATGTATAAAAAATACATATCCCATTTTACTCCTCTAGTTTTTCTAAATTTATCATTTTGAGATAAATACATCATTTTTTTTACTACTTTATTCATTTGATTGCTTTTTTACTTCAATTAATATATCCATTAACATATCATAAATCTGTTCTAGTTCTTCGCTATTATCAGTAAATTTAACTATTTCTTTCTCATATTGTCTAGCAACATTAATTAATCTGTTAAATTTTAACTTTACTATTCCAGAATGTGATCCTTTTAAATTGTAAAGCTGCTCATTAAAGCATCTAAAAGTAGCTATTAATAAATTTAAGTCTATTGTGTCTTGTTTAGTCATCAAATTGTTTATTTAAAATTTCTAATCCTTTGTTATATTCATTCATTAAATCATTAATCTTTCTCTTTTTTTCACTTTTAAGAGCAAAAATTCCAATCCAGCCATTCTCCATTGATTGCTCCAGGATCAAAGCTTGTTCTTCTTTTGAAGAAGATAATTTAAGCAGTTTTTTAATCGCTGCTTTTTCTCCTAAATTTTTATAAGACTTCCGATATTCTTTTTTTCTAAAGTCTTTCCAGGATTCCCAAGATTCAACATTTAACTCAAATGGATATTCAATCCCCTCTGTTTTACTATTATTAGTATTTAGTTTAATTAAGTCTTTACTATTATTAGTATTTAGTAGTTGCGGATTTTCCGTTTCCGGTTTTTCCGTTTCCGGTTTTTCCGTTTCCGGTTTTTCCGTTTCCGGTTTTTCCATATTCGGTTTTTCAAATACTATGTAATCATATCCCTTAAATTTACCATTTTGTCTTATTTGCTTTCGTTTTAAATATCCATTATTAGAAAGTTCTTTAAAAGCAGAATAAATAGCATCTTTGCCGTCTTTATGCCAGTTTCCAACCTCCTCAAGATAAAGGGTCCAATCATTAGGTAAAGCTAGAATATGACATAATAATCCTTTAGCTTTTAAGCTTAAATTATTATTGAAGATAAACTCATTATTAATAGTAGTAAAGTTTTGATCCTTTTTAACTCTAATTAACTTCATATTAAAATATTTCTTTTTGTTCTAGTTTTTCTTTAAATCTTTTTTCAGCTTCTTTAACATTTAAAATAGCTTGTTTATAATAACTATCTTTTAATTCTATTCCAACAGCTTTACGACCTAAAGAAACTGGACTATAAACTTCACTACCTACTCCCATAAATGGAGTAAATACAACCTCGTTAGGATTAGAATATAATTGTACTATTCTATCAATTACATCTAATTGTAATGGATGTACGTGCTTTTCGTCATCTTCTTCTTTAGTTTGTTTAAAAGGTAAAACATTATCAATTCTAATATCATCCCATACACTAGATGCGTATCTTTGCCATATATAATGACTTAATTTATTAGTCTTTGGATCTTGATGTCCTTTAAAAGTTTTATTTAAATAATCCCATAATTGAGCAGAGTTTAAATCTGAATCATTAGCATTATTCCAAGCTCTTAAAATATTAGGTAATACTGGTATTTCTCCAGCATAATACTCTAAACCTTTTTTATGTGTTACTGGTACTTCATTTTCTCCTTTTTTAGTAAAAATTAATACATAATCAGGCATAGCAGTAAAACATTTAGTAGAATCTTCAACTATAAATTTGTGCATTAAAGACTGGACCATAGTTCTCATTCTTACCTTTAATGGCTCTTTCCATATCGTAATACGATTTCTATATTCAAATCCATACTTTTCATGCAATCTAATTATTTCATGCGGAAAGTCCCATAACCTACAAGTATTATCAAAAACATCTGTACAATGAACGGCATTAATACGACCTTTTTTAGTTACTCTAGCCATTTCTTTAATTAAATACTCATATTGCTCTAAAAATTGTTCCTTGCTTTCACAATTACTAAAATCCTTTTCGCTACTTGAATAATTATATAATCCAGCAAAAGGAGGAGAATATACTGATAAATCTATACTTTCATCTGGCATAGTTGTTATTACTTCCATGCAATCACTATTATAAATAGAATAGTTTTTTTCGTGTGTTTGTTCTTTTGTCATTTTATAAAAATTTTGGTTTAATTATTTCTTGATTAAATTCTTTTACTTTTATTTCAAAAGTATTATTTACATTATTAGTTAAGTTTGTATGTAATTCTATTGCTTTTTTCGTTTTCTTTTTTAATGATTCTAATACGCTGGTTTGTCCATCAGAAATAACTATATCAATATTAACTTCATTCTTTTGTCCAAATCTCCAAAATCTTCTAATTGATTGGTAATATTGTTCGTAAGAATAAGTAGGAAAAAATACAGAATGATTACAATGTTGCCAATTTAAACCCATTCCAGTCATTTTAGCCTTTGTTATAATTCTTTTTATTTTACCATTTGCAAAGTCTAATAATATTTCTTCTTTTTTTTCCATTGATTGACTACCAATAATCTCAATAGCTTCAGGATCTAACTCTTTTAAGATTTTACTTTCTTCATTTCTATTACACCAATAAACAGAAGTCTTACCCTTAGCTAATTCAACTGCTTTAATACATCTTTCTTTTATAGTTTGTTTTACTTCTTGTCTAACTTCATTAAAGCCTTTAGCTGGTCTATTAAACATTTCTATCTGTCCATTAAACTCTAATAAACTATTATTTTTAACTACGTGAGTATTTACATTTAATTTAGGTAAAATATATTTATCATCACTAAAACCAATATCGCTAGGCATTTTTATCATTAATGCCCATTGATTAACCCAAGTAAAAAAATCCTTTTCTGCATGAGGTTTCAAATACCATTTTTCACCAGCGTGTTTAGGATCAATGCTATTGTTATTATTTTTAAAAAACTTACCTAACATATCTGTATATCCTAAATATCCTAAAGCCTCTGAACTTGTACCTAATTCTATAAAATCGTTAGGAGATGGAGTAGCAGTAGATAAAAATCTATAAGGTAATTTTTTTACAAATGATGTAATTTGATTCTTAATTTTACCGTCAAAGTTTTTTAATATACTGCTCTCATCTAAAACTACTCCTACAAAATCTAAACTATTAAAATAGTGTAGTCTTTCATAATTACAAATAACTATTTTTTTTGTATGAGATCCATCTTTAGAGTATTCTATATTATCTATTCCCATTTTTTCAGCTTCTAAAATAAATTGAAAAGCTACTGCTAAAGGAGTTAATATTAATACTTTTTTATTAGTATGATTAACAACATTTTGAGCTAAAGATAATTGTATTAAAGTTTTACCTAATCCAGTATCGGCAAATACTGCCATTCTGCCCTTTAAACAAGCTCTATTTATTATTTCCTTTTGAAAGTCAAAAGCCATATCTGGAATGTAATTAGATTTAAAACCATAATTACCTAATAAATGTTTTTTACTTTCTAAAAACTCTTTATACTGCATCTCTTAAACTGTATTTAGATATTATCGTTGTTCTTCCTAGTCTAGTTTTAACTTGGACTCTTTCATCTGGAATAATAAATCCATCATTTCTTAAACAGTAAATATAATGGCTTAATCTTGTAATTCCATACTCCATAATAGCATCCCAGCTAGTTAATGATCCGTATGTTTTTAAATGATTCAATACTTGCTCTTTTTGTGTTAGTTTTTTAGTCATTGTTTCTCTGTATTAGTTCTGTTTCTATTCTTAAATTCTCTGCTTTTAGTTCCTTTATTTCGTTAATTAATTCATCTGTATTAATAAAAGATATATTTTCCTTATAAAGCTCAACTAATTTAGTAAATCTATCTGCATAATAAATATCACATTTTAATAAATCTTTATGTTGTTTTAAATGATGAATAACAGAGGCATGATTCATTTTAAAGTTGTGAGCAATATGTGTTATTTTCATATCTAAATAATCTTTAGCAATACTATAAACCATTCTTCGAGTATCTACAATATATCTTTTTCTGTTTCTGCTCTCTAACTCTTCTAATGTAATATTATTTATGGTACAAGCAGTTTTTTTTATTTCTTCAAATTTATCCATCAAATTCTTCTTTTACTATGTTATATATAACTGGATCAACTTCTTTTAATTCTCGTAAAATCTTCCTAGACTCTCTTTTTGCTGCTGCTTTTTGAGTTTTACTAATATCAATACCAGTAGCATCATTTATAACTAGATGTGATTTTTTAAGAATGTTATCTATTTTATCTTTTTTTGTCATTTTACTTCTTTTAATAATTCTAAATCCTCTAAACAAGCTTTATGTGTTACTTCACATAAGTGAACTCTTTTAATTGTATTGTCAGCAAATTCTCCTTTAGGAGTTAAATACCAATCTTCAATGTGAACTTCAATATAAACTCCTTTATTTACTAGCTTTGTAGCTTTCTTATTCAAATGAAATAACTCACTAGTAGGAGTAGCAGATTTAAAACAATAGCTAGTATCATAATCCATTAAATCTTGCCTCATGTACTTACTAAAATGGTAAATCATTACTTTTGGTTTTAATTGGTTTAACGTCATTTAATACCCATTCTTTAAAAGAATCTGCAATCTCTAATATCTTTGCAACATCAGACTCTCCAACGATATTACAAGCATTGGTAAGAGCATTTTGTTTAACTATTAACTCCTGGACATTGTCTTTAGACTTATTAGAGTAGTTGTTAGATGGCTTAAAGTCTGGAGATACTGGTTTAACTTTATTAATAGTTTGTCCGTTGTATTCTCTTGTTGTAAGCTCTACTTCTGTTTCTTTGCCAATAATAAACTTATTTTGCGTTTCTGTCTTGCTTAAATACTCTGCAATCATTCCATCCTCAAACTCAATTATGTGTTTAAAGAATGTTCCCCATTGTGATTCAAATGATCCGTCTTGTTTTAGTGATTTAACTAATTTTTTCATTTTTAAATAATTTAAATAAATAATAATATTAATGGAGTAAAAACTATAATTACTCCGACAATTAATTCTAATGCTGATTCTTCTCTTTCCATTACTTTAAGTTTTCTATATGTAACAATCTTTGTATTAATAGCTCTAATCCATCAGCTTTACCTTTATGATAGTAAGCCATATTATAATTCTTATTGCTATCTTCTTTTCTTGATTTTTCAGACTCTAGCTCTTTGTACTTTCTAAACTCTGCTATTGATTGCATAATTAATAATTCTTTTGTACTCATTTTAATTTATTGTTAGTTAGTTTATACCACCAAAAGCCCAATCCGTTAAGATTGAGCTAGTGAGGTTAGTTTTTTTATTTTTCAAGTTTACAAACTAATCTATCTTTTTTTAATCTTCTTTCTCCTATATAACCGTTTTCTCCAACTGTTTTAAATATTATTGTTTTAGCAGTTTCTTTTACTATTTCTAATACATTACTTTTAGATCCAAAATTCCACATTAAAGAATCACCTACTTTAACTTCTTTAGCTTGTGTTCCTAATACAAATCCTATAGATTGCAATCTCATGGCGTTTTTTGTTGCTTGATTTACTAATTGATATTTCATAATGTGTTTGTTTTTAGTGTTATTGTTGGTACAAATATACAAGCTTTTTTTAATTGTGCAAACTTATTCACAATAAAAAGACAAAAAAAAGTAATTTATTTTAGTTTACTAGGTTAAAATAATTATATAAAAAAGTTAAAAAAGATTAAGATTTATTAGTTTTAAGACAAAAAAAAGAGCCTATTAGTTAAAATAGACCCTTAAACACTAACACAAAATTCAAAAAATGAATCAAAAAACAAATATATTAAAATATATGTGTTAAATGTGCAATCTGTCCGTATTTATTATGAATAAATCCCTCTACTGCTTTAATGCTACCAGTATAACCTTTTTGATAGTGCCAGGAATCAGTACCACTTGGACTTCTTAAAAATTCAACAGTAACTCCTATATTATCAAAACTACTCATAAATTTATATCTTTGTTTATGATGTAAGTGATGTAAATACCAATATCTGTATTTAGTATTTGCCCACATTATAGGCTCTTCTTGAGCCATATGTAAAGGTAATGAATTTAGTTTAGCTCCGTCTCCATGTGTCAATCCTATTAAGCTATTTTTCCAACTATAATACTTTCTATGTTTAGGATCAGCATCTACACTAACTGCATCTGTATTTCTATACCAGCTTTTTAAAGCATGAGCTAAATGGAATCCACTCATATAATCATGATTGCTCATAGAGTGAACACAATCAACTGGAGCAATTTGAATTAACATCTCTACAATTTCAACATAAAGCTCTAAAGCTTGTGTAAAATGTCTAAACCATTTTCCATCCGTATCTTGTGGAGTTCCTTTAGTTGTTGATCCTCCTACATTGTCAGTATGTAAAATATCATTTCCTATGCAGAATAAAATCTTTTCTATTGGATAGCCCTCTGCATTTCTTAAAATCCCCTTAACACCCTCTCTAACACGTTCTGTAGCTATTTCTATATTATAATTATCTCCAGTTTCTAAAGAGTCTGCAAACTTGCCAATATGAACGTCTGCTGGATTAATGATTAATAAATGTCCATCTTCTCTTTTTGGATAATCTATTTGAGGATATGATGGAGAATAATTAGAAATTAATTCTTCAATAGACTTTAAAAACTCGTTTCTTGTAAATTCGTTAGGCTTTGCAAAGATTGAAAATTTTTGACTTTTATACCAATAATGAGAAACAGAATTAACATCAATACCAG